AATTTATAATATGAACAAATTTTTTTTAAATGCTTACAAATAATCTAAAAGATATTTTTTTCATTCGATTCTTTCGCTCTTTATGTTAATTTGTATACCGACTCCATTCAGTAGTTGAATGAGTAGTTTAAAAGGATATGGTATGTATACCACGCCTCGTTCGGTCTTATCTCCACATTTATTGCAAATCTTATTGTTCATGATAAACCCACAATTTCGACATACTTGCATCCTAAATTCATCAGAACTTTTCATAAGACGTTCAATCTGAACCGTCGATGCCCCATAACCAACAAACGAATCTTTCTCCATTTCACCTACACGAATACCACTACCAGTTGTTCGACCACCGATAGGTTGATGAGTATAAATATTTTTGTTTCCGGTATCTCTCATTTGAATCTTATCCATTACATGATGACGAAGAACCTGATAGTACATAGGTACAACGACAATTCTTTTCCTGATTGGTCGGCCGTCATATGTTTCCATTTCCTCGTAACCCCCCGGATCGAGATCATTTTCTACCAAAACTCTTTTAGCGTCTTCAAGTGCATATGTATGGTCTCTAAAACTACTCGCATTTACACGTTTTCCAGTATAAAGAGCCGACTTATTATAGATACCCTCTTGCATCATACCGGTCGTTTGACGTGTTGGAAAACCAAGCGGACCAAAAACAATATCCGGATAAAGACCTTTGTTAGGTCCGCTTCTAACACGGAGAAGTTCTTCTCTTTTGGCCACCCGTCCAACGGTACCTTTTTGAGCATATCGAAGAGCCAACTTATCACCGGCTTGGTATTTTCTTGATCGACGCAACCGTATCTTTACCAGGATCTGCTGACCATCTCTTTCTCGATTAACTTCAATCGCCTCAACATAACCATCTTCGTCCATCTGAGCATATATCGAATTATTATATTGACCCTCCTTCTTGATAAGAACTTTACCAAGAACACAATCTCCTTTTCTAATGTAGCTATCTAGTATTGGGAAACCATTGTCACTGATATTGTTATAAATGGATGGATCTTCGTCCCCAGAAACACCTGGTCTTTGAAATTTTTCAATTGCCCCTGCAATTTGAGTCGGTTGGGAATATCTGATTGTTTTGTATGTAATGTAGGTTAAATTAAGCGTGTTTAGATAATCTTCTGAAATTACGACGGCATCCTCTTGATTATCCACGTTAGAATAAAGTGCTACAATGGCGGTTTGACCGGAAGGAAAAAGATCAAGTGCGGGGATCGGATAAATCATCGTTTCGCAGATAGGTCTGGTGGCTTTATAAAGTCTTTTGAAAGTGACATTAAATCTGATATGATAATTGATATGAAAAAAATTCAAAGCCTGTTTTGCCATACCCGCCTGAAAAATACTTCTTGCAGGCATTTGCTGGTTTATATAAGGACAAATATTTGACGAGACCGACAACATCTGATTTGGATCAACATTACAATGACTATAATTATGAATATAGATGTCCCCATACTCAATAAGCTCAGATTCCTTTTTCATCTCGTAAAAATTTTCAACAGAACAAGAAATAACTGTTGTTTCTTTTTCCTCTTCTCTTGGACCAAGAAATTCAATACAACCGGTTTTGATCAATTTTTCAATTGGCCAATTCCAAGCATTCAGCTCTTCGATGACTAATGTTTGATTTTTCCGGTTAACAACCAGATAAGGAGCTACTGGTCTAGAAGAGTTACATTGAATATCGATTGTATTAAATTCTCTAAAACGATAAATTTCAACATCAAATGGAAGCTTTCCATTTCGTCGTAGAGCAATTAATCTTTCCTCAATGTCAACACTTCCATATGCAATATATCCAGCTGTCAACATAGCTATGCCATTCAGACATACAAGAATATAGTTTTCTTCTGATTGTGATCCGCATTCTGCTGATATTATTTTGGTGATTTCTTTCTTGTCATGAGCAATTGAGAATGTATTTGTAATTGCATTATGTTTCACATAACCAATAGCCTCGCTTTCTGGAGTTTCAATAATACAATGATGACATCTCTGTGTAGCTTGTACCTGACGTACATCTCGTTTACCGCCAGACATTGAACTTCCTACATTAGCATTATCCTTATCAATTTGAGACCACAATTGCAACGGAGTGTCTCGTAAAGTAGACTCTGAATAATTTGCTCTAACAAATTTAGTCCCATGAACTCCCCACGTAGATGTAACAAGACTATTCTCAAAATCGCTTCTAACTATATTCTCGCTTTTGTTTCTCAAGATTAAACCAAAAGAGGTATAATCAATCACTCCACCAACTCCTCGTGTTGTTCGACAGGTTTTCATTACACGATCAAAAATTGTCTCGAATAGAATTTCCATCGAGACACCAGGACTCTCAAAACGTTTTGAACTCCAAGAATTAAGATCATCTGGTTGAGTATTTCCAATAAAATATGAAATATACCTCGCTAGGATAAAAGAAAGCGAGGTTAGTTTAACTTTAATACGTTCATCTTTATTTTCGAGATAATCATAAACGGTCACAAAAAAATACTTTTCTAAACTATCCTTGATTGTTTGTTTAATCTCTTCAACCGGAGCTCGATTTCCACTCCGAAGAATATAGAGGTACTGATATGGATCTTTAACACTCTTATAGTCAATTATTGACTCGGTAAGAACATTTTTCACCTGACCATAATATTTCTTATCAAAAAACGGAAGAATATATTCGTCAATTACCTGTGCCGGTTCTATATCCTCTAATATTTTGTACATTATAAATATCGGTAAGTTAAGTTTTTCCTTTCCCTCTTCCCGGTATGTATTTTCATCTACCGGATCATCAATCAGAATACTATTCCATTTATTGGATGTTTTAAGAGTAATTCTACGATTGGTAGTGTATGCATGAATAACACCATAACGCCCCGTTTTTCGATCGACTTTAATAACCGACATATGAATGCTAGTTTTATCGATATTAATGACGGTTCGTTCACTTGAAATAATGAAATATCCAAAAGGATCACTAATACATTCACCAAATCTAACTAATTCTTCTTTAGATTTACCACGGAGATTACATTTTATACTTCCCAACATAATGGGAATATGACCAATAGTCAAATTACCCATTGTAGTTTTAGTTCCGTCAGCCTTGATAGTTATTACTGTGGCCTCGAGGCGTCCAGTATATGGATATTTCCTACTACGACAGTATTGTGGATAGATAAGTTCCTCTTTTCCATTGATCACTTTTTTGGGTGAATGAAGAAAAACATCCTTTATCATCACCTTGACACCGTCCGGCGAAACGAATGAACGTTTTTCGACTTGTTTTGGGAGAATGTTTGTTACCCAATTATCATAAGTAGAAATATTCGAATATGCCCCAGACAGGTGAAAAGCTAATTTTTGAAAAAGCTTTTCACCTTTAGTCAGATCAAAATCATCCATACTGTAAAAAATTTTACCATCTTTCATATAGCGTTGAAGAAAGCCGGCCATTTTAACTCGATTCTCTTTTTTCAAAACGATCAATTTCGTAAAATGAAAAATTAATATAAATTACACTATATTTAAATAATATGAAACTATCTAAGAATTGGAGAGAACATAAATGGGAATTTATAGATTGGAAGATTGAATATCAAAAAATATTAATATGTATGATTCTCATACTTCCAATTCCAATCGAATTGATTGAAAAAGTACTGGAATTCATTCCAAGAGGAAATTTTATAAATGGTATACCTACATATATTTCAGGTAAAAAAAATAAAATAACAATCGATCTTAGAGGAATGAATAGGAAAGATGTTAGTTTAAATGGAATTCATTTCACTAATTTAAATATTAATTATTCAAAATTTGTGAGGTGTAAATTTGGCTCTGTTCAGTTAAAAAAGACAATCATATATGGCTGTACTTTTGAAGAATGTATTTTCAAAAGTGCTAGTATATCCGGGTGTCAGTTTTTGAGATGCACTTTTTTAGAATGTACGTTAAATTCAAATGACGCATATCACAAGACAACATTTTCCAATTGTATTATGGACGGTACACGGTTTAATCGTCTCAATATGAATTTTTTTAAGTTTATAGATTGTAGTATGAAGAAATGTCAATTTAGACAATCTTTTATGGATAATTGTAATTTTATGAGATGCAATAATCACAGAACATTATTTCACTTTAGAATGAATAATTGTCTTTTTGAGGAATGTGATCTTTCCGCATCTAAAATATCTGCACTAGACGTAATACGTCTTCAATGTATAGGGTGTAATCTTGAGAGTGCCATTTTAAGAGATATTGATTTTAGATGGGCTAATTTTGAGAAGTCAAATCTTAAGAATGCTGATTTTGAGCGGTCACTTTTCAAATTTTGTTCGTTTAGGGATAATAATTTAAAAGGTACAAACTTCTCCAATACTGAATTTTTTTGACCTCAACAATAAATGTATTGAAAAATCTCTAAACGTTTTCGGTTTTTCTCTAGCGTAACAACACAATTACCTTTTGAGCGATCATCCTCCTCCCGATTAAAATAGAAAATAGTCTCTCCCTCCGGTTTACCTTCCACAGACAGAATAGGTAGTGAAAAACTTTCCTTTTTATCCCGGGGTATCAATTCGAAAATTTTAGATAAATCATTGAAAATCTTTACACACATATTCTTAGCATCTTCGCCTCCAACACTCGGTAGAATCGGAGCGACTTCACCGCTATGAATTTTACGCAGTAACTTAAATAGCACATCCTGAACATCGTTCTCTAGAGGAAATAACCATCCCGACTTAATCTGACCATCTTCAAATTTCAAACCACTATTCCAAGCCCCGCCAATTTCTTCAAAACAATGACGAAAAGCATTATTGAAGTTTTCTGTTGTTAATAGAAATAATGCTTTTTGTGAAAAACGATATATTTTTAGAGGATGTTTATTTTGTCCGTTCAATATTAGTTCATATGTATGTTCCCAATGAAGTTGCATTTTAGATAAAATGCAACCTTAAACTTTTTTACTATATATATAAAAAGAGATATGGAAGGTAAGAAAGTATGTAGTTATAAAATTATCCCTCCCAAAACAAACCTAAATAAGATTACCATTCATACTAACTTTGGAGAAAGAAAGAAAAATGTTTATCCGGGAGACAAAGAATTGTTGTTAAAACGTGGAAATGATCCAAATGAACGTGTTGAAGTGATTGGTAAGGGAGCCAATGGAGAAATCTATCTTATATCTTGGGGTGGTAAAAAACCGGCCTCTATTGTTTTTAAATATCCAACCACCGATCCGGAATTTGAAGTCAATGCCGCTAAAAATATACTTGGAGATTATCATCATTTTGTTATCCCTTACCGAATAATTTATGATCAATATGAAAATCCATTTATAATCATGCAGGAAGCAAATGGAGATGTAGATAGTCTTTTGACTCAAAACAAACTCACAAAACGTTTCAAAAATCAGATGATATTTCATTATGTCGAGGCAATTGGAAAACTATGGAATCATAGTAAGATTGTTTTTAGTGATATGAAGACTCAAAATCTTTTATATCAATGTCACGACGACGGAATCAATTTTTATTTTGGGGATATCGGTGCATTTTCTAAGAATGGAATGAGAGAATATGATTATGAAGTTGAACCTCCAGAATGCAAAGGAGAAATTGATAAAAACTTTTGTCTATTTACTATTGGATTATTGATTATAAGTATTTATGAATTTGAGTATGACCGACCAATGAAGGATGGTCAAGGTTTCGAAGATCTTTTTTATATTCCAATTAAAGATCAGATTGATCTCCATATTGGAAATCCAATTCTTAAGAGGATGGCCAAAAAATTGTTAGCTCTAGATCCCACATTCAGGAATGAGAATTCTGTTAACACGGTAGTTAATTTAATCTTAGGTAAGTAGCATTCCACAACACATTGACTTACCATTAACAACGACCCCGTGATCATTAATATAAATTGTTTCACAAAAGACTTTCTTTGATAGAATAATATCATATATATCAATAATACGTCCCCTTCTTCTACAAAGCGGACATTCAATTAAAATGGTACGTTTAAATTTTCGATACCTATCGATACATGCAAAATGATATATATGACCACATTCCAATTCAGCGACTTCAATATTTAAATTATTTAAACAAATTGAACACTCTTCCATTTTATTTAATATGACAAGTATCTAAAATGACTTCTCTACCGCGAGATTCAAAAATAAAAGCAAAACAACGCTTAGTAATATATAGTGACAGTGAGGATGAAGAGGATTATCGACCTCCAAAGAAATTTAAAAGTAACGAGGAGAAGAAGACCGAATATGGAGCCATTATTGAAAAGATGATACTCGACCCTCATGTTAAAGCCAGTCTCATTTCTGACGCAATTACATATGAAAAGATATGTGATAGTTCCGAAGAAAAACACAAACAGCGTCGATATCTTGAAGGAATTACTAAGGTTCCCTTTGGGAAATATGTCGGGGCTGATATTAAACGAGAGGATAGTTTTGATAAAAAACGAGAATTTCTTGGAAAGATTAAGAGTAATATGGACAAGCATATATATGGTCAAGATGGGGCTAAAAACACTATTATTGAGATTATCGCAAAAAAAATCAACAACCCCGATGGAAAAGGAAATGTGATCGCATTGGCTGGTCCTCCCGGAGTTGGAAAAACATCACTTATTCGAGATGGTTTGGCAAAGGCTTATGGAGTTCCATTTAATTTTATTAGTTTAGGAGGAGCTCGTCATACTTCTTTATTGAAGGGAAGTGATTTTTCTTTTGTCGGTTCCACATGGGGACGGATTGTCGGAATATTGATGAAAAGTGGATGTATGGACCCAGTAATATTCTTTGACGAACTGGATAAAATTAGTATTAGCGATGAGGGTCAAGATGTGATTAGTTGTTTAGTTCACCTGACCGATCCCAGTCAAAATATAGAATGGGAAGATACTTATTTTGCAGGAATTCCATTTGATTTATCAAAGGTAACTTTTATCTTTTCATTGAATGACAAGGGAATGATACCAGAGCCGCTTTTGGATAGAATAACCGTTGTGAATATGAACGGTTTTAGTGAAAACGAGAAGATTAAAATTGCTAGAAATTATTGTATTCCAAGATTATGTCTCGATATTGGTTTCAATCAAAAAGAGATTATTATCTCTGATGATACGCTTCATATCTTGGTTAAAAAATATTGTCTGGAACCCGGTGTTAGAAAATTGGAACAATGTATCAGCTCTATTCTAATGAAATTTAACTTTTTCCACATGGTCGAATTGGGCGATAAAAATTATGATCCTTTTGGTCCGTACGAAATTGATCCGCATACAGCAAGTATAATTCTAGATCCAATCTTTGGTGCTCCTCCCGAAAAAGTTTCACTCGAAAAAGTCGACTTTAATCTCGACGAATAAAAGAATTTCTCTACAAAAATAGGATGAATATAGCTCCTGAAGAGATGTGGTTACATATTATTAATATGTTACCCTTAAATGATTTGGTTAGTTTTTCAGGTGTATCTCAATTGGCAAATATAATTTCAAAAAGAGTAAGGAGGTGGAATAAACTAGAAGCCATGAAATATGAGATCGGTATTTTCAGGAAACCAATCTCACTTGATCAAGTCAAAGGTTGGCCAAATATAGCTTTTTTACAGAGACTTTATTTTCCAGATCAGGTAACTATGATAAATCATCATAGTCTTTATCAGTGTTATGGTCATCTTCAGAATATATATTTTTCTATTCATAAATATCATCTTACTCAGAGATTTGGGTTACCCTCTGCGAAAAGAATTTATAGTTTAGAATATTCAGTTATGGATGATGATGTTATTCTAAAAGAAAAATCTATACCACATATCATTTACACACCAGAAAATTGGGATAATGAGGAGAGTCTAGACAAGATAATTATTCCAAAAAAGAGCATTCTTATTCGATATTCAAATATTATCGATCTATCTCCCTTTTCACATTTACATAGCATAAGTCTTGTTTCTTGTGACTGGGTAACAGATATATCTCCCCTTAAAAATATTCCGCATATAAGTATCACATACTGTAACATGATTACATCGATTGATCTTCTTGGTAAACATCAAAATATACTTCAGATTCATGCATGTTTAGGGATTAGAAATTATGATACTATTGGAAATATACCCAGTATAGACTTAACCTCGAACATTTTAACAACATTAAATTTTCTTGGAAAAGGTGTGAAAAATCTTATTCTTAAAGATTGTACGTTATTTAATCTTGATGATATTGGAAGAGCTATAAATTTAGAAACTCTAGATCTTAGCCAATGTACATATATTACAGATATTTCTCCTCTTTCATCACTAACAAAATTAAAGAGCTTGCAACTTCGAGGATGTACCAAAATTATAGATATTTCTCCTCTTTCATCTTTAAGAGAGCTTGAAATGTTGGATATTTCTCATACTTCTGTGAAAGATATTTGCCCGCTTATTAAAATTCTTCCCTCCGCCGCCGTTGACGGTCCTGCCGTCAACGGAGGAGGAGGAGGAGGAGGAGGAGGAGGAGGGAAATTAACCTTTTTGAAACTGATCAATTGTCGAGATATTGAAGTTATTCCCGTTGATCTTCTGAAAATTAAAATTTACGGAGATATCTAAAATGTGGTATATAATTATATTACTTATAGCAATTAGTATAATTATATGGATCTTTATACGAAAACCACAACAAAAATTTATTGCTGTCGGTAATGGAGATACCGCTCTTGCCATTTCATATGACGGTGAGAAGTGGGATCCTATCGACGGTGTATTTGGCTCTAATACTATCGGAACCTGTTTTGCCATTGTTAGAGGAAATGGAAGATGGGTTGCCGTTGGAAATGATGGTGATGATGAGGGGAACAATATATGGTATAGTGATGATGGAGAAAATTGGAATAATGCGTCTTCTACCGAGGAAGATGATAACGGAGTTTTTGGAAATGCTCATAACTCTTCCGGAAAAGACGTTCTTTATGCCGATAATTTATGGGTATGTGTCGGTGTTGATGGTACCGATTATACTAGATGTATTTGGTGGAGCGAGAATGGAACGGAGTGGACGGCTGCCATTGGAGATAATTTTGGAGAAGATGAAAATATGGATGCTTTGGTCGTTAAATATAACGATGGAATATGGCTTGTTGGTGGTAGTTGCGGAGACGATGAAGGCAGTCCTATTCTCTGGAGCGAGGATGGAATGGAATGGTATAGCTCTGATTTTCCAGATATCGATTTATTTCCGGCCGTAATCGATTTAGAATATAATGATGGTATATGGATAGCGATTGGATACAATGAAGATGGCGCTTGTGTGTGGTATAGTAAGGATAATGGCGAATCTTGGTGTATGGCTAGTTTTCCGTCACTTAGTAGCATCGAGAAGGTTAAATTTTCAAAAGATAAATTCTATGCCTATGGTAAAGAGGATAGCATTTCTAGTCTGGACGGTGAAACGTGGATGAGAGAAGAATTTAAAAATGATAGCATTATCATAGGTAACGGAAA